TGATTCAATAGTACAAAAAGAATCAGCAACAAGAAATGGTGAGAAAACAAATACTTATGGTATTTTTAAAAATCAATATCCATCATTAGTTACCACAAAGCAAGAAGTAGGTAAACAAGAAGTAATAGCTACTCCAAAAGAAGCCAAGGAACAAGAGGCGATGCAAAACGACATCGATCAGGTTCAGCAGTCAACAGGCACCGTTATCAATTTAAACGAAGACGGAACTCTTACTATCAACCCTCCTGCAAGAGGTGGTCAGTCTAAAAAAGACGCAGCCATTGAGAACGCTAAACAAGAGTTGGCTAACCTTGGTTACAATGTAGAGAGTCGTGTTACTCAACCTACTCAAGAACAAGCTCAACAAGAAGAGGCTCAACAAGAGATTACAGACGAAGAGTTTGACAACTCAATAAAAGAAGCTGAAGGGATGGGTGTTGTCGCAGGTTCTGAAGCAATGGCTAACTTACAAAATCGTACTGCCCAAGATCCGAAAAAGAGTAAGATAGTTGCCCAAGCGTCTCGTGCAATTAAGGCACTCAAGTCTCTTTTCCCGAACATGAACATCGTACTCCATGAGAGCGATGAGTCATATAACAACGCAATGGAAACTTTAGGAGGTACAGCCAACACTCGTGGTCAGTTTGTTTACAAGCCTACTGCTGATGGTAACATCCAAGGTGCTGTTCATATTAACCTTAACAGAGCAAATGCAAGAACAATTGCTCATGAGATTACTCACGCTGCCCTCCTCAAGATGTTTAAAGGAGACGGAAAAGTATTTAATGACTTCAAGGATAAGTTGAAGGAAATTGCCAAGAACCAAAAAATGGTCATCACAGACAAGGACGGCAACCAAGTGGAAACGACATGGGGTGATGAGGCTGAAAAACTTTCTAGCAGATACGAGACAGAAGACCAGGCAGAGGAATATCTATCTGAACTTGCAGGTCTTATTGCAGAGATGGATGCAAATAATCCTTCTAACAAGAGTATACTTCAAAAGATTGCTGAATTTATCAACAAGTTTATTTTGAGTAACCCTCAACTTAATGCTTTAGGCATAAAGCCAATCAGCGACACATCTTCTGCGGAAGAGGTGTTAGAGTTCTTTGATACTCTTGGAAAAAAGATTTCGAGAGGAGAGGAAATTAAAACAGATAATGTAAATGAAGTTGGGGAGGAGTCATCTAGTAATGAAGTTAAATATAAATTGCAAAATGACTTTTCGGACCCAGTTTCTAGGTTAACATTTATGTATGATAAAAATTCAGATGAATTTAAAAAGCTACAAAAACAAGGGTATATAACAAACAATAAAAGGCTACGAGATTTTGCAGGTAAGTACTTATTCTTACATCAGCCTGACGCTGCATTTTCGGGTATGATATACAAGAACGGTGAATTGTTAGTTGAAGGAAAAGGAGGTGTATTCTATCCAATTAAGTTTCATAAAGACGGGTATTTTTGGGCAAGTACAGATACTACCGCTAATAAAATGGCGAAAGACTTAAATGCCGTATTGAAACAAAACGGAGGTACTATTTATATGGCACTTACCTCGGCTCCTTATAGTAAGTTAATGTCTAGCACCACAATGTCAAACGCTGTATTAGACTTTTTCTCATCCAAAGCTGTTGACAGAAACTTTAAAATCAATTCAAAACAATTAAAATCAGCGTTATTAAATGCCGCTAATCACACTAAAGTTAAAACAACGAAAAATAAAAAGACAGGAGTAATTACCGAAAAGAAAGTGGGTTTAGATTTAGGACTGTCTGATAAATCTAGTTTAGAAACAATTAAAAGTAAAATAAAAGAAGCTTTAGGACCTGATAATAGCAGTTTTGACGATAGAAAAACTTTTGTTCTTGAGTTAACTCGAATTATGGCTGAAGAAATAAAAAATGATCCATCAGCAGTAAAGCAATTTGGAAAATTATTTTCAGAGGGCATTCAAAATAAATACTTTAAAGGAGAAAGTAAGACAGGTAAATTAAAAATATCTGCTGCTAATATGGTTCAAGCCATGTCTGAAATGTTTACAGAACCTATGTTAAAAGAAGGAGTTGATCGTAGCAAAGGAGGTCAAGTTTACGCTGTTTTAGAATTAAAAGGAAAAGTAAAACCTGTTGACTCTGATAAACACGAATCTTATCCTAAAGCGATTCAATCAGATAGTGACGCAAAAGTTAAACTTCATATATTAAAAGACAGAGAAAATTGGTATGATAATTTTGAAGATCCAACTACTGGCGAAATAATTCAAGAAGATAGAAGAAAAAAATTATTTCCAACTTCAGGGGTTTCTACAATGGGTTTAAGATTAAAACCTCAAACAAAAAAAGGAGGAGTTAAGGCAAAATCTCAATTGGATGATGATATAAAGGATATTTATAAAAACAATCCTGGTTTAGCATATATTGGAACAGCTCAACAATATGGAGAATATATTGAATCTATATTTCCTAATAGTCAAGTCAAGGATATTGTTTATCATGGAGCGATGGAGAGTTTATTGCCTAAAGACAATGAGTTTAAAGGATATGTAACTTACTTTAGCACGTCAAAAAATTATTCAGAAACTTTTGGAATGCCTATAAATAGGAAAGTAATTAGCGCAGTTGTAGATGTTCAATCACCATACAAATCATCTTCACCACTTGCTGATGTGCCTAAAGAAGTTCACGACACAGATGAATTTACCTCTCCAAGAATTATTAAACAAAATGCAAAACAATACGATTCAGTTATAGGTGTAGACGCAGGTCAAACTGATGGCAATACAATTGTTATTTTTAACCCAGAACAAATTCATGTTTTAGGCTCTAAAAAAGATGAAAAAGATTTCCAAGATTTTGTACATAATCAAAGAAAAAATACCCAAATAGAAATAAATGGTATTGATGTAACTGATATATTTAACAGATTAGGAATCCCTATAATGAGATTAAGGCAATCCTTAGCAAAGGAAGGGAATATGTTTCAAAGTTCAGATCAATTGTTTAAGGGGATAAGAAAGGATTTGCTTTACGCTATGGATTCTGGAATTAAGTATTGGCAAAAAGAAGTTGATAAACAATCTTCAAAAATAAAATCTTCAGAAAGTGATTTTGGATTTCGTGAAAAAATGTTATCTAAATACTCTGGTGTAGTATCTGATTTAAAAGAAATTAAAAAATTGATAGAAGAGGATCTTTTATTAAGATCTGATATTAAAATAACAACTAATAAAGGTAAGTCAGGCGTAGTTGCAAAGTCTCAAATTGATATTGACGCGGAAGATAGTCCTCTATACCAAAGAAGAACTAAAGAGGATGTGCAATTTGTATCTAACGAGCAGGTTAGAAAGGATGTCCCTAAGATGGGTGGGCAAACTCAAAAAACAGAGGCGAAAAACATTAAGGTTGAACCTGGTATGTTAGTAGGTTCTCGCATAAATATTCCTGTTACTAGAGATTTAGGATATCCTGTTCTTACTATTCACCGCACTTACGCTGCTAATAAAAAACCAAAAGAAAATACAAACGCATCGTCAGGAGAAGCAATTGCCCAAAGAGGTAACATAACGCTCTCTAATGTAAACTTTAATGTAAATCAGAACGAAAGAAATTTGATTGCTGAGGGTCGTGCAAAGGGAGTAATGGCTATGGCGGTAGGTCGAGTGATGGATGTTGAGCCTAACTTTGATGGAGTTGAGCTTTCGTTTAATCCTAATCGTGAACACTTGTTTGTAGACTCGGAAGGTAGGGCAGTTAAGTCAGCGGAAGAGGTTACTGTTATGGGATTCAAGGCTTACGCTCGTGGTAAGATAACTTACCTTGAAGAGTTTGAAGATCCAAGAAGTCCTGAGTACACAGCACCATCTCAAACCAAGTTTGCTAAAACAAAAGATGAACTTGTTAAGATGGCTGACGATGTAGAGACTGGCAATACAACAGTTGAAGAGGTTGGTGTTCCAGAAGTAGCACCCGAAGTAGTTGCCGAGGCGATTACCGCTTTTTCTGATGCTATTGAAAATGGTTCTACTATTGAAGAGGCTACAGAAGAGGTTGCGCTTATTTTGGAGAATAGTGCTGAAGAAGGTCCTCGCAAAGTAACTCCTCCATCAGAAAAAACAGAGCCTGTTTCTGCAAATAAAAAAGAGGAGAAGCCTAAGGCAGAGAAGAAAGAGAAGACAGAAGGTCCTACACTTAGTGATCCCGAAACTATCGTTGCCTTTACCATTGCAGGAAACGCTAAATCTATCATGGATGTTGAAGGTATTACCCAATCTGAGGCAGTTAATAAAGCTGTCCTTGAGATGACCAATGGTGATCAGGAGTCTGCTGATAGATACTTAGCCCAACCTGGAGTTAAGGAGGCTGTCAACAATAGAGTAAAGCAAATTAAAGCGAAGGCCGAAAGACAGTTAGAGTCTGAGTCTCCAAAGATTACCATTAGCGAACGTAAACTTCTTTTGGATAGAGTTAAAGCTGAAATTAAAGCGGCTCTTGAAGGTTTTAAAGAGGGTAAGCAAGAAGGCGTAGACCAAGCGCAAGAAAAGGCTCAAAAGACTATTGACGCTTTAAACAAGAAGTTAGAAGAGGGTAAGATAACCAAGCAAGAGTTGCAGGATCGTGTCAAAGAACTTGGGTATAACATTCGATTTGAAGCCGGTGTTGCTAGACTTGCAGGAGAGAAAGCAGGGAAGACAATGGGTAAAAGAATCGGAGAGTTTATAGGTTACTTTAAAGGACTCAAGGCAGGAAGAACAGAGCAGAGAGGTTTAGGTGCTTTGGTATCTGAATATATTAAAGATGTAGTAGACAACGAGTTTGGCAAGAAAGGTTCAGTATCTCCTGCCACATTGAAGTCTATTTCTCGTAGAGCAGCAACTATCTCAAACCAAAAACAATTAGATGCTTTCATGTCTTACTTAGACAAGATAATTGCTAACAAGAGATTGGCTGAGGGCATTAATGAGATCCAAAGACAACAAAAGAAATTGTTAAACAAACTTGGGTATCAGTATACAACACAAATGAAGCAGTTTGCAAAGTTTGATTTGTATACAGCGGATGGTGACTTGGCTTTTGACATGAATACTTTAGAGGATTACTTACAAGCTCTTCAAGACTTGAATCTTAAAGTGCCTAATATCGGGAAGATGATGCAGTTGTTTGATGGTATGAACGATATCAATCAACAAAATATGCCTGCTGATTTGGATGCTGTTGACGAGTTCAAGAAATATCAAGACGCTTCGGCTAAACTGTTCCAAAATACTGTCATTAACAACTTCGATGATTATAAGAAATTTAAGAGAGAGGTTAATAAGTACATCAGAGCAGTAAACAATTTGCTTGATTTAGGAGTAATCACAGAACTTCAGCACGATTCATTTATAAACTCAGTTGTTGATGGGGACGCAAAATACGATACATACGCTGGTCAGTTTCAAGATGAGATTGATGCATTGAAAAAAACTATCGTTGATGGAATTGTAGATAAAGGCACGAATAGCCTTTGGGACTCTATTAAAGACTGGTTGGTTAATGCTCCAAACATATTTACTCGTAATCAAAAGCAATTAATAGATCAACTCCAAAGAGCGAAGGCTGATAACTTAATGACTTTAGGTCTTGACGATCTTGACTTATTAAATCAAGTGGTTACTCAAATTGCCGAGAATGGATTTGTTGACGAGAAGAACTTGCGAACCATTTTGGATCGTGCAGAGATCCGGGGGGAGAAAGTAGGTGAGAAACTAATTGCTCAATCTAATAAGATGAGTTCTAAATATAAAGGTGTAAATGCCTTTATGAAAATGTCTTTAGACCTACTTAACAAGAGTGTTGTTTTCTGGGAAGCAAGATTAGGCATGAAAGAAAACGGTGCTTTCAGAAAGAACGTCATTGACCCCGTCACCAATGCTATCAACGGATGGACTGAAGACACTCAACGAATCCTTAAAGACTACCGCAACTCTGTTGTTAAATTGAAACTAAAAGGAAATTATAAAGTAAAGACAACAAAACTTGAGAAGGGGCAAATAGTTTCAACTGGAAAGACTCGCAAGATATCTAAAGAGGCTTACAGAAGAGTTAAGATAGGTGTGATTGGACATATCCTTGATAACGCTTGGAACGCGAAGCAGAAGAAGAAAGGTGTTAACGATTGGTTGGGAGATCAGTTAAGAGACAGCTCTGCTAGAAACGCTATGGCTGGTGAGAGCATTGACGAATTGGACATTGTTCAAGATGTGTACAACGATTTGCTTGATCAATTCTCTGACGGCAATGGAGGTCTTGACCACATGGCTGTACTTGCTGCATTTGAAAACCCTAAAAATCAAAGTTCTGTCATGAGTACTGACGAACTTGAATACTACAACGCTGCAAGAGCCACACTACAGGAGTCTGGTGAGTACATTAATAGTGCTAACTCAATTAGAAATAAACAGCATGAATTAAATCCATACTATATGCCTCGTCAAAGCGTAGGCGAAGGAATGGCTTCAATTACATCTAATGACATTTCTTACAACCAAGAGTTGGGAACTGCAATCAGATCGTCTGCATCTTATGCTCGTACATTGAAAGTACCGAAAGAGGCTATTAGATTTAATGTGGATAGACTTGTTTCAGTAAATGTTAGCGAAGGTCTTCGTGATTATTATTTGACAGACGCTAAAAGATATGTAAACGAGGTATTCTCTAACGCTAGAGAAAACGCAACGAATGAAGAAATGGATGTATTAAGAAACCTTCAAAGGTTAAACAACACACGCATTCCATATGCTTTGAGAAAGGTTCAACCTGCAATGGTTGTTTCGCCTTTGATGAATGCGTTTTACACAAACGCTTTGATTGGAATATATAGAACACCTGTGGAATTAATCAACAACGTGATTTCATACTCCCTTGGCAATAGAAGTAGTAAGAGCGTTACGATGCCTTTCACACCAAAAGAAAAAGAACAGACAAATAATTTGCTGTCTGAGTTCCAATCGTCTGTTCAATTTGAGACACCTGAAGCACAAACTCGTTTTATAAACAAGAAGTGGTATCAGAAGGGTGTGAATGGATACATAAGCACTCAAAATGCAGGTCAATTATTAATTCCTGCTCTGAATAACATTTCAGCGTTTATGAGAAAAGGTGAGTGGAAAACTCAATTCGAAAGAGCTTTTGAAAATACTACAGGTGAGAAGTTTAACTACGAAAAACACTTTGTTAGAGAGAAGGCAAAATACTTTGAGGATATGGAGCAGGCTGCTTCTGATGCTGACTTTAATGTAAGAAGAATCATCAAAGGAGGTAACAAAGCGGAGCAAAGACAATTTGTTCAATGGATTCCTCTCGTTAAAAAAGGAAGAATAGAAGCAGACAGCAATATGGCTGCATTCATCGGTATGTTCTCCGGCTTTATCGGTCATGATGTTGACAACATGAGCATTGGATTAAGAAAAGCCATTAGTCAGGGTGAAGTTAAAGATGGTGTTACTCAATTCTTGGGTGCTGCAATGAGATTGTCTCTATATCCAACATTAATGTTGGTGACAAAAGCATTAGGAAAAATGTATTTTGGGGATGATGATGAGAAAGAAGAGGGTAAAGAAATTCTAGATTCATTAACAACCGCAGAAGGGTTAACCGACTTGGCTATATATACTGCTGAACAATTAACAGCAACAACCATCATGGGTAAATATTCCTTTGGAGGTAAAGTTGTTGGAAACTTACTTCTTCATGCTGCTTACACTCTAACAGAGGACAGAAGACAAAGAAGATTTATTGAGGAAACAATGAGAGAAGTTTACTTTACAGATCCTATTGACCTTAAATATTTTAACAAAGATGATTGGCAGTTACAAATGATATCAAATCTAGAGCCTATTACTAAAATGTTAGCGGATAACATCAAAGACTTTGTTGATGATGTAAACAATAAGGGTAGAGAAAAAGTTACTCTTTATGATATCTACGAATGGACTCAACAAACAGCAGAGGGTAATGAATGGATTTACTTGATGAATAGCATTGTTACTTTAAGTCAAGTGACCTCTATTGCTCTTACTGGAACTGCATTACCATTAGTTGATGACATTGTAAATGTAGTTGAAGATTATCTGTCTCAAAAGAAAGTAGATATAAGAACTGTTTACGAAACACCTGGTGGTCAAAAAATAGACATAAAAGATTTAGTTTTAGACACTAATGGAAGATTGGAAGTAAATATGCCTGGTATTACTCCTCGAGATAGAGACAGACTAACTGCATTAGCAACTAAAAAGTTTGATGAAATAATTAAGTCTAGAGATATAGATGGAACTGCTGGTAAAATTTACGCGAAATTAAAATTCATGTCTGATTTAGCCAAGTATGAAGCCGCTAAAGAACTAGGTTATTCAGACAGACAATGGAGTAATTCTGAAGGTGAATTAGTTTCCGCTAAACCAATATGGGAAACGTATAAAGACAACAAGGAAAGTCCCGAAGAGTTGAAAGAGAAATTGCACACAGACATTGCAAAAGGAAAGCAATTAAGTTTCACTCAAAACCTCAAGGAAAAGAGAAAGATTGAAGACTTTTTGTTCAAGGCATTGGATAATAATCCTGAATTGAAACAGGCTTATAAGGATGCCCCTGATGGTGGTAAATTAGGAGTCAGAGAATACTATAAAGACTTGTATTTATACGAAAAATATAGAGTTACTAGCCGACCAAAGGAAAGAGATTACTTTAAAAGAGATGGTGAGGGCAAAATAAAACAAGCCGAAGCTATACCACAAGAGAAAAAATAAACTAAATTTGTATCACTCTTTACTATCATAAAAAATGAAAAAACCAGAGAAATTATCTCAACCAGTTGTAAACTTACTCCTGCCTCGTTTGCAGGATGAGTTTAATGCGGCATATTTTTATCGCTCTGCATCTAACTGGTGCAAGAATGTGGGTTACTTTAAGGCTGCTGCCTTCTTCTCAAAGGAGTCAGAGGATGAGTTCGGTCACGCTAAGAAGATTGAAGACTACTTGGTGGATTGGAATATCACTCCTGCTCTTCCAACTATTCCAAAGCCAACTCTTGAGTTCGCTAACATAGGCGAAGTTATTAGTCTTGCTTATGACATGGAATATAAGTTGTATGAGGACTACGAAGATACAAGCATGAAGATTTTCAAGATTGGAGACCTTTGTGTGTTTGATTTCCTCCAACAATATCGTGTTGGCCAGAAAGAGGCAGTTGCTGAATATAGCGACAAGTTGAATGTGTTAGAGGGAACTGACACAAACAGTAAATTTGAAATGTTAATGTTAGAGAAAATTTTATTCGGATGAAGAAGCCTACAGCATCAGAACTAAAACAAATTGCGTTGAACAAGGGTTACCAATGGCTGCCCTTTCAACTTATAAACATTCGCTCTGCCGCAGATAAACCCAATGAGTTTGATGACTTGTTGGGGGTATTAGACAACGGAGTTATCACATGGCACACAGGGACAACCAACCCTGGAGTTCATTGGCTTAAAACTTTTCTTAACCCAAAAGGTACTGCTGTACTTGCAGAAGGTCAGCACTTAAATGCGTGGGTGATTGGGAAGCACAAGGGTCAGTACGAGGCTTTGGTTCAGTATGCCCCTCTCCCTGTTTACAGAGACAATAACAAGAACGATAAGAGTGAGCAGATAGGCAAACCTATTTACGGCCACTACGGAATTAACCAACATCGTGCAAACGCTAACGCAATTAGTAAGATAATTGATAAGTGGAGTGCAGGATGTCAAGTAAGAAATAACCCGAAGGAGTATGAAGAGTTTATGAAACTCTGTAAGAATAGTGGGGTTAAGTATTTTTCATGTATATTATTTAACGAAAAAGATTTCTCATAATGAGCAACCACCAACAGCAAATAGCGGAAGGAGTAACAGGCACGATCAGTAGCATTCTATTATCAGTTCCAGCGTGGTTGTTGGACGTTGAGTTTGCTCTTAAAATGTTTTGTCTCTTCTTATCCGGTGTAGCTTCTATTTACACCATAATTAAAATGGCTAAGAGGAAGTGAAATGGTTAAAGTCACTACTAAGTTCTGAAGGAGATGCAAGTACAAAAAGGGTTAGTGCAATACTCTCTCTACTTGTTTGCATATCGTTGGCATACGTTGCTACATTCACTTCCTATCGATGTCCTGACTATATGTTTGAGGGCCTTCTTGTTATAGCAGGAGGAGGTTTGGGACTTACGGTTATTGAGAGTATCTTTACACGATATAAGAAGAAGGATGACACACCATCCGAACAATAACAAATAAAAAAAACATATGAAATGTTCTTTACCATTCTCTCTCTCCAAGGAGGAGAAAAGTCTCATTGAACTATATACGGCCATAAGCGATTCTGTAAACACAGGAGACATCAGATGGCAAATCTTTAAGGAAGAGTCTATCGCTCCCAAGAGTGTGAAGGTCACAGGATATATGACCATTGCCGACAAGAAGAGCGACACTTTCTCTGTGGTATGTGAGGAAGAGAAGCCGAGAGAGGCCCTCATTGCAATTGCCAACATGAAACTTCTCGTTATGACCTGCACGTCTCTAGGTATACCTATTGACTTTGAATTTGAGAAGCCAAAGAAGGAGACTGAGTTCAGGCCAATCAAAAGTTGGAAGGTGGTAGCAGAAGAGCATGGGATAGATCCGGTGGAGGTCATCAAATGCCAAGACCTACGATCTCTCACCCGATATTGTAAACCATCTAAGTTCCCAATAGCACAAGCTTTGGAGGCAACCTCGCAGAAGTTTAACTCCGAGAGAGTTACCGTTAAGCAGTTCTTTGAGTTCATTTGGGGTGAGGAGAACTACAACAGAGTTCGAACCCTCTCCTCCAAAAAGAAGAAGGCAAGGACCATAAGTGTACCTCAAGTTGAGGAGGTTGAAGAGGTAGAAGAAATAAACGCAGAGAACCGAGGTCACCAAGACACAAAATATGTGATGGGGAAATTAATCTCGGCAGGAATTAATAGTTTAAATTTTGAAGAGAAGGCAATAATAATGTCTGAAAGATATGGTAATTTTCAGTATTTTTGTATGAACGCATCCGATGATGAGATTGCGTCTGTACTAATGCTTGAGCAATGAATGTAAATGTAACGAAAATACAGCGTTTAACCAACGGGATAGTCCAGTTTTACAACGGATCAGATATTGTAGATTCTTTCAACATTACAAGCTCTGTCTCTGTTGGATCTGAGAGCAATACAGCCAAGACAATTGTATTCTCAAACAGCGTAAAGACTCTCTCTTTCAATGTATTTAATGTAATTGCCATCTACGGAGCGACAAGCAATAAAATATACTCAGCAGGGGTAGACCCATCTGACACAAGTACGGCATACATAAGCCGACTTTACGACATATACGCCTTTTTAATTTCAGACGTTATCCAAGGATGTTGCCCTGGGCCTACCTTTGTTGGAGGAGTTGTGGCGGCTTATCCCGACTACTTCTCTTTTCCTGCTGTAGGTACTCCCTCAGTAATTTATATTGACGAGTCTACCGGGATAGCATACTATTGGGATGGCGGTGCTTATCACGAATTAGTTTCAGGAACTGCTCCTACCCCTTTAGGGTATTACGGAGCGTGGCAAGATAACGTAACTCAAACTGCAACTGTTGACAACACAGGTTACGCAATGATTTTTAGAACTACTGATTTAGCCAACGGTATCTCGGTAATTACTAATGGAACTGACTTAACGAGAATTACCTTCGCTCACACAGGTGTGTACAACCTTCAGTTCTCATCTCAATTTCAAAATACAAATACCGCAGACGAAGATGTAACCATATGGTTGAGATTAAATGGAGTTGATGTTCCAGGTAGTGCAGGTAAATTATCAGTACCAAGTAAGCATGGCTCTATAAATGGGCATACTATATCATCGTGGAATTATTTACTAGATGTTGTTGGAGGGCAATATTATGAATTAGTTTGGAGTACAACAAGTGCTTTAAATGTTACCATGCAGTTTTTTGCAGCAGGATCTCCTCCTCCATCAGCTGCTTCAGTAATCTTAACAGTTACTCAGCAGGCAGGTATATTGGCAGGTACAGGTATTACCGCCATTAACTCATTGACAGGAGCTGTTCAAACGCTAGCAACAGGAACAGCAGGAACAGACTTTGCCATTTCCTCAACAGGAACTACCCATACATTCAATTTACCAACAGCAAGCGCAGCTAATAGAGGTGCTTTAAGTGCAACTGATTGGACTACCTTTAATTCAAAAGTACCAGCTACTCGCAGCCTCACAATTAACGGTACAACGCAAGACCTTTCAGCAGATAGAACATTCACGATAGCGACAGGGTTAACAGTAGGCACTACACCTATCACAAGCGGAACGGTAGGGGGAGTGTTGTTCGAAGGAACGGGCAATGTATTGCAGGAAGATGCTGGCTTAAATTGGGATAATACGAATAAGCGTTTGAGCCTTGTAAGCACAGGAGATAATCTACTTAACCTAACACCCCAAGCAAGTGGTAACGCTATTGTATTTAATAATAATAGTTTTATTAAATGGGGAACTGTTTCATACATAAGAGGATTTTCTACTTCTACATTATTTAGTGTTTTAAATTCGTCATTCACAAATGTATTTAACATAGGTACTTCATCTGCTTGTTATGTCAATACAGGAAGTAATTTCCTCATCGGCACAACAACAGACGCAGGGTACAAGCTTGATGTGAATGGGACGGTTAGAGTGAGTGGATTAACAAGAAGTACAGATGTTTTTGTAGTTGGTGGAGCGGCTACAACAAACACAGCCAACGCTCGCTTTTGGTCAGGTGGCGGACAAGCTGTAACAAGTGGATTGTATAGAGGATTCTATACAGATATTGCTTGGATTCCTACAAGTGGAAGTGCTGAATGGTACGGTTTAGATTTAAGACCTACAATTAATCAAACAGGAACGGCAAATGGAATAACAAGAGGTTTATACATTGCACCAACGCTCACAGCAGCGGCAGATTTCAGAGCAATTGAAACAACGGCGGGTAATGTACTCTTCGGAGCTTCAGGGACAGGATTCTTTTGGGATAATACGAACGCAAGGTTGGGGATTGGTACGGCTTCGCCATTAGCGGCAATTCAAAATACAGGAACAACTATTTTAAGTGGGGCGGTAGCAATCAACTCAACAAATACCGCGACAGGCTTTGCTTTATTTGTAAACGGAGTTATGCGTGCGTCGAGCGTTACGCTTTCCGAAAATTTAACAATGGGCGAGAATTTCGCTATTAGTAATAACGGAAATCAGACTATTGACATTGACGCAAACAACAACCAAACAAATGCAGTTTTTCGCGTAACGAATAACGGAACGGCTAACGAGATTTTCCGCGCAAATGAAGCGGGTAATTTTATGATAGGCACAACAACAGACGCAGGGTACAAGCTCGATGTGAATGGAACAACAAGAACATCAAGAGTAGATTCATTAACAAATCAATCGTTTACAATTCAGTACCAAGGTAGTGGAAATCAAACGGGAAATTTAGGAGACAACACAGCTCAAATTCGTTTCATTAACAATTTAGCTACAACATCAACAACAGGAACAAATCACTTCCTTTCAATTTTACCTTCATTTGCACCAACAAGCGGAACAACAATATGGAACGCTGCTTTAATTAATCCAACGATTAATCAAACTGGTGGCGCAAGTGGAATAACGCGAGGTCTTTACATCAATCCAACGCTAACAGCAGCAGCAGACTTTAGAGCAATTGAAACAACTGTCGGTAAGGTATGCTTGAATACTACAAGCGGCAATACAATGATAGGCACAACAACTGATGCTGGCTTTAAGTTAGATGTGAATGGAACGGGGCGAATTAACACGCTGACAATTGGTTTAGGCGGTGGACAGGTTTCAACAAATATGTCTTTTGGTGTTGCCTCAATGACTGCAACAGCAACTGGAGGTAATAACATTGCAATTGGATTTGAAGCAGGGCAAAGTATAACAAGCGGAAATTCAAATGTAGCAATCGGATTTCAAGCGTTACGATTTAACAATACAGGCGCGAGCAATGTTGTCATCGGAAAGTCAGCAGGTAACGCAATTACAGGTGCTGCTCAAAATACAGCCATTGGAAATGAAGCGCTTATTTCCAACACTACTTCGAATAACAATACAGCCATTGGTTCACAATCATTAATGAATGTAACGGGTGCTGCAAATACTGCTATCGGGGTATGGTCGGGAAGACATATCGCAGACGGCTCAACTGCCAACACAACAGGAAGCAATAGTGTATTTTTAGGACAACAGACAAGAGCTTTGGCTAATGGTCAAACTAATCAAATAGTAATCGGATTTGACACAACAGGAGCGGGGAGTAATACTGCAACACTTGGAAACACATCTATTGTAGACACGATTTTAAGAGGTCGCGTAAACATTCAACAATACGCAACAGGCTCACGCCCTACTTATGTTAAAGGTGCTTTGATTTATGACAGCACTTTAGGCAAATTGGTAGTAGGTGGTAATGCAGGTTGGGAAGTAGTAACATCAGCATAATAACAAACAATATAAAACAATGGCTAAAATTCAACCAATCGTCTTTCCTTTAAATGCAGGAACAGCAACAGAGATGAGTGTACTCATTCTCAACTTCGACACAAGCGCAACAACTTGCACAACTTATTATGAGTTAAAATCTGAGGCAACTGAGGAAGTGCCTGCGAAGGTTTTGAGCAATGGTAACTACACGCTAACCGAAGAAGAGTTCGCAGCGTGGGGCTTTGACAACGAGTATGTCGCAGAGTGCGTAGCGAACGCAATAGGTGTAACAATTTTATCTTTCTAATATGAACTTAACAGAGGAACATTTGAAGCAGTTAGATGCTTTCATTCAAGAGATGCCTGTCAAATTTGGCTTACCATTGATTCAATTCTTCAACAAGATAAAAGAGGAGCAAGAGAAACAAGATGCCTAACGAATCGAGAATTAAATTTATTAACATTTGTAATTACAAAAGATTATTTTGTATATTTGCAATGTTCAATTGTTTCTCATAGATTTATTGATTATTTATTAGGTTACATATAAGGGGGAGCAATCCTCCTTATTTGTTTTAAACACAACGCCCATGAAGTGCCAAGCCGAGGAGTGTTTTTGTACGGATTTCAATCGTGCATTCTGTAAGAACTACAGGGAGGATGCAAAACCTAAGTCCAAAGGTCTCAAGAGAACTGATTTCAAAAAGAAGTATAAGCCTACTGGGGAGATGGATCTCTTCAAACATCTATGGGAGAGTCGTAAGCATCGTTGTTATGTAACCGGAAGAGAGTTGGAGTTCTCCCCATCAATTTGTTTTCACATTTTAGGCAAGGGAGCCTTTCCTGCCTATCGTCTCAATCCATCCAATATCATCTTTGTTAATGCGGAGTATCACACAGATTGGCACACCATGTCGAGAGAAAAACTCTTGCAGAAGGATAAGAGGTGGGAATATGTATTCAAGCTTTACGGGATCCTCAAGATTGCGTATTACAGCGAAGGTTTATAGTGTGGTTCTTGCACAGCCTGATCTGATTAGAGTCAAAGTGTTTTATCTCTCCAGTCTCCTCCAAGGCCACAACCCACACAGTATTATTCTGCATTCCGTAGTCCATGAGGAATAGAGCAATTCCCTCACCTAACTCCGTCTCTACCCAAAGCACCTGTTGTATTTCATGTATAATCATCGTAACAAATTTAGTGTTATATTTGTTACATGAGAAATTCATTAGCAGGAACTAAAAAAGGCAAGTCAGAGAGTGCCAAATACTTTCAGTCAAATCCAAAGGCTAAGGCTAAAAAGGATGAGTATAACAAAGAATATCACTCTACTCCCGAGAGACGTAAGTATCGTTCAAAACTGAACAAAGAGAATCGTAAAGCAGGAACTTACGGCAACAAGGATGGTAAAGACATGAGCCATACTAAAGTTGGTAAGGTTGTAAAAGAAATCTTCTCAAAAAATCGTGCTAGAAATGGAAAAGGCGGCACTCCACGTTTGAAGTAACCGCCTTCGCTCAACAGTAAAAATCACTCGAGAGGGATGATAGTAACCTCCCAAAACTCTTTACCTCGTGGGACAATCAGTTTGTAGAGATGGATCTCATAAACATCCTTGTCATTAAACTCATATTTCTTCTGCATAATATCCAACACTAACTTAGTAGGGTTGTCTACATCTGATGCTTTGTTAGAAAAGCCATACCTTATGTGAAGTGCAACCTTGCCTTGAGGAAATCGTAGCCGGGGCATCATCAATAGGCATGACTTTTCGTAATTGTTATAATCGCTTGTCTTAAATCTCCTTCCCTGGAAGGCTTTGTTTATGGACAGAGGTTTTATATTGACCTTTATTGTATTCATCTGTGTTCAAGAAAACATTTATAACCCTCTCTCTCATCTCCTGATCTTCTATAAACGATAGAGCCTCGAACAAATGAGGTGTGGTTGTGTTCTCGTGTGTAAATTTAATGAATGTTGGGTTAATTGCTTCAATATGCCCTTCATAGTTTTCAATAAGAGCCACAGTTTCTCCAGAAAAAATACCCCAAGCGTGGAAGTAACCTACGTTTGAGTTTTTGAATGTTATAACTTGGTACTCTCCGTTCCACATATAACAAAGACCATCATCAATTTGGATATCGTTCCAATACCTAACCTTCCTTCTCATTGCCCATTATAAGTAAGACAGCAGACTCCATTATGTAGCCAACCTTTATACCTTTTTCTTCCATGTATACAGGAGTCTTCTCGCTGAATCGGATGATGTCTCCAAGTCGAACCTCTTCAATCTCTGGCCCTACCTCAATTACTTTCCCTTCGATAATTTGTGATCCGAGGTGAGATAAATCAAGTGTGGATGATTCTACTCTTCCCTGTTCAATGGGAAGAAATTTGATTCTGTCTGATAGCGTTTTCATATGTGTTAGTTTAAAAGTTTAACGGTTAACAATACTCCTCCAACAAAGGATACGGGTATGCCGACAATAGTCAAGGTCTTCCATGTTGTTCTCTTTGCATCGAGGATCCAGTACGAAGACTCTAACTCATCGTAGGCATCCTGCTTCAGTTTATACTGCATATCTAAAGCATCGTATTGTTTTGTCTTAGCCTCGAAAGATGTCTTGTAATCATTAGCAATCATATCCAAGGTAGACAATTGATTCTCTAAATTGGCAATCTTACTAGTGTGGTTGATATACATAGAGTGGTAGAACCTCTCGGCTGCGGCTATCTTGTTAATGATTTTAATCTCAGTATCCTTCAGGCAGGTCAAAGTATCCTTGTTTATCAAGATCCTTGAACTCGGTGAGGTTAGTTGAGAGAAGACTTGATTGCTGACTAGGAGTAGCAAGATCAATGTACCTTTTTTCATCTTTGTATTTGGTTTTAGTTTCTTTTGACTTGTTATCTATAACTACCACATCTCCCTTTAGATTCGCTAGTGTGCGTTGCAATTGGGTAATCTGAACTTGTTTCGCATCTATGACCTTCTGCTGTTCCTCTATTTGATTACGGAGGATTGCATCAGCGTCATTGTTGTCCTCCATCCCCTTAATGGTAAGTATGTGGATGGTGGCAATGATGGTTAATATACCTACGGCTAGTGCTAAAAACTTGTGGTGATCTTTCATGGCAGTTGTGTGTAGATAAAGATAATGATTAGTACAGCAAGTGAGATATAAATCTCACCCTTCTGCTGTGGGTTCAGAGTCCATTCCTTTTTGAATTTTCTCTCGCTCTTGTAAAGCTTTTTCATCCTTGTATTTTTTTATTAGTTGTGCAATGTCATGATAAGCAAACCAGGGTAGTGTAGCAATCTCTTCGATAAGATGTTCAGCGTCATCCATTGCTCGGAGGTAGTAGTCACCACCCTCAATGTCGAAGAGGGCGGTGGCTAATACTTTATACTTCTGCTCGGCAGCCTTAACGAACTGGTTACCCTTCATCTTCACCTCCTTCTCCCAAAAGGGTGGGCCTATTTGGTCAGAGATGTTTACAAACGCATTTGCGTGTAGCATAGATGCGATTATTTGATGTCTTTTATGCTCGTCTAGAATCATCGGTTGCCTAACTTTTCGATTAAAAATTGTTTGTATTTAACTGCCATTGCAATGGCGTTGTCCAAAATTTCTTTTGAATCCGATTGTAAATGTACAGGAATTATCGCTAACTTGTTCTTCCCATCCATTCGTGGATCGTAAGAAATAAACATCCCCTCTTCCTTTCCTGCGACAACCATATTCATTTGCAACTGCCACCAATAAGGTTTTCTCTGCTTGAATAGATCATCCTCGTCTGCAATGAGAAGGTTCTGCACATGATTCTCAAAGTTGTATGGACACTTAATCTCAATCACACCGAAGCGTGAGCAGATACCATCTGGAGAACCTCCTGCGTGTTCTCCGTAGGGGATAAACCCTACAGAGTCAACACGAGACTCCATCATCTCGGCATATAGATTACAAGCCTCAGCCTCATGCTCCACGCCCCAGTCTGTAGCCGCAGAGTTAGTTGTCTGCTCTACACCTGCCATTTCCTCAGCAACCTTACCCATGATATAAGTCTTGGTGGTCTCGGACAACTCTCCGTTATCTCTCGCTGCCTTCGTCTGAGGTTGAGTCATCAACTTGTATATCTCCGATGCGGTGAACTTACCAACACGAGCGTTGAACCAAGCCTGTGAGCGTTGGTCAGACGCTTGTGCTTGTTCCTTTAGGATTTCGTTTAATAGATTACTCATTGTCCCCTCCTTTAACTTTCTTACGAGCCTTCTCAATGATCTCTTTCTTCTGCTCCGGATCAATCATTACTGACTCATCTGATAAGGCGGTCTCAAGTTCTACTACATTGGTAGTTTTCTCAAGTAGGCGTTCAATTTGTTCGTCACTCATCTTCACATACTCAACGGTCTTATACTCCTCGTTGTCGATGCTGATGGCGGTGTTAACCTTCTCAATCTTATCCAAAGCAAAAGATGACTTTGGGATAGACTTCCAACCTCTCTTAACAACAGTCTTACGAGCCATCTCTGAGTAGTCAGTTGACCATGGCCCAACATCCTTGCGGCCAGTCTCTGAACGATTCTTGATAGCGTCAATTTGTGGCTTCCACATAATCTCGAACAACTTCTCATCGTTGTGTAGTACAAAGATTGCGTACACAGCTAACACATCGCTGTGCTTGAAGGTCTCCCCCTTCGGCTTGTGGATAATCTCAGGACTTGTCCCTTGAATGAAGTCGAACTCATCTCCTCGGTAAACAACGGCAGAAGATACTGACTTGATAATCCCTGTGTCAGAGATAAGTTTGATCATACCCTGGTAACCGGGCATAAGTTTAGCATTGCCCTTGAAAGGAACGAGGTAAGCCAAGTTCATCACAGGGTTCAGAGACAACTTGGTCAATGCACAATTGTACACAGCCATTGCAACTGATTGTGGGTTAGAATTTGCCAACACTTGGTTGTTGTTAGCAGCTTGGATGGCGAAAGACATCTCTCTCATGAGGACTTCTTCTCCTCCCATCAGTTTAATCATTTCCTCTCTGCGAGGCTCGATGAACGGCATAACCGTCTTTGGTGAAATTGTTATGTTTGACATAATTTATAAGTTTTCTTTATTAATGTTTTGCGAATGTAATGCATTATTCGAAACCCTCCAAAACTTTTTTTGTAAATTTTTCCAATGTTAATAAATAAGGTTCGTGTTCGAGCTTTATATCTGTACCCCACTTACTAAAAATCTGCTTGAGAATCTTCCTTCTCTCTCCTTGAGGAACACTCAAAAGAGCAAAGTCGAAGTATACATATGACTTGGGATCTTGTGGAACGCCCAGAGATATGCACATCTTGTTAACCCTTTTGTGCATAGTGTCAAGGACCAGGTATGTGTCGGCCCTCTTTAAATACTTCTGACTACGAAAAGATTTTGCCATTGTTTCTTGTGTCCGTTCTCTCTATAGATGACTTTATGTTCTTCCAATCGACAAGGTCTTGCTCCTCAAAAATCATCCTTCCATGAAACAAAGACATCATCCTTTTGACCTTAACCTGATCAAACTCTGGTCGAAATATCTTTAGTGCGTTCCTCGGATTGATGTCCTTATCGGCAAAATAGATGAGCCAATTCGCTCTATACTTGTGCTTCGATTTCATGCTTGAGGTGTTCAATTTTCTCTCTCATCTGCTCTACCTCGTCACAATACAGGAGGATGGAATCAATGACCTTCATGACCTTGTCTCGGTCTCTGATAGGCTTCTTCCTACCCACAATGTCGCTCATCCAACGCTGTCCATTACCACACATATGATTGATATAAGCCATGTTTAACACATCTGCATGAGACCGGCATACCTTAATAAAGGACATAAGTAGGGAATCTCCGATAACCTTTTTCTGTGGCTTATTATCTTGTGTGGTGTTCAAACTATTATTGTGCTGTAAAATGTGTGCGAGAAGTTTTTTACAAACCAAATGTACTATAAATGTAAGTAGAATCAAAACTTCGCACTGTCTGACTTGTTGCAGAAAGTGATAGTAATTTTTTTGGAATTGGGCGGTGATCCGGTGAAATGTGGATTAGGAGGACCAGGATCAACTACAACAAGCTCTAACTCACTAAAAATCAGGCACAAAAAAAAAGGATGCTGAATTAACAACATCCTTTTAAGATTACCCATGATTAAATTCTCATTCGAGATTGCAGATGATATGAACTATCGGGAGCATTATTGCTGCTACGCATATGACTCCGATAGACTTGGTGAGCAATGCTATGAATAAGACTAGGAGCAAGATGATGTATACCACCACCATCACATTTTCAAATACTCTGTTCATATCTCGTCCCCCGATAGTTTAGGAATTAACCCGAACTGATTCTTGTGGGCGAAGCATAGAACACCGACATCATTTCCTTCCTCGTCTTGCGATGGATATATTTCTACTCCATCATCCAAGGTGATAACGATTGTGCTGTAGTACCATCCGTTCATTTCGATTTCCTTCTTCGTCATAAATCTTACTGACTTGATGACCTTGCCGACCAACATCTCCTCGGCTTGTTTTGTCCAATAGTTTTTCATGCTTCTTCCTCCTCGAAATTAAAGTAACCTTGCGAGGGGCAGTTCTTTGAGTCTTTCACATCACCCCAGGCGAGAGAGTCATCCTCTACGAATCTCGGGAAGATAACCCCCTTGTGATTAAAAGCCAAGTTGATGCCTATGCTCCTTCTCTCTCGATCATCAGACATCTCCTCGGCAAACTTTGGATTGTCCTTGTTCAGCTCGTAGACGGCATCGTAGAAATCAATTCCTCCGAATACACCGTATCCTTCGTATTCCTCTTCGATATACTTATTTCCGTTAGGCATTAGCATTATTACTTTGAATGCTCCTCTGCTAGAATGAACATTACTGATTGAGCGATTCGTGTCGCTTGTTTTCCAAGAAAAAAATCCCATGTTGTTTATTTTTTTAAGTTATTAAGAATTATAAATGTAGCATAACCTTCAATAAATGTGTCGCTCATGCCTTCCGTAGTGTTGTTAATCCAATAGTCATTTTTATCTTCGATAGTTATGAAGTTTTGAATAATGTCTGTTTTGAATATATCAAATGCAATTTCTTCAATTACTTCAACCGAAGCAATATTATCAATAGGCATTTCTCCGTTAAAATTTTGTACTCTAATTCGTTCCCAAGTTCTCGCGGTGTGAATTAGTATTGTGTTGAATATTTGTCTTTCGAATGTGTTCATCTTGTTTTATTATTTATTGATTTAATATGTCACTTACGAATCCTATCTCGATTCCAATCTCGCATCCATCTGCGATGATATTGCTGAGATGTTCCTCGGATTCCACTAAAGATTCTGTTCCATTGGCATAGAGACCATAAAGTTCAAATATCCCATGTTTAAAAATCTCTTTTGCTTTATCGTTTACAATCAAGTAAACAAAACCGTCATTTGTTGTTGTTGTCATTGTTTTGAAATATTAGTTAATGTCATTAATGAATTCTACATCCTCGGGTTCATATTCCACTTCGTAAACACCATCGTAATCTTCGCAGATGTGTTGAGGAATGTATCCGCACTCTTCAAATAATTGTCTTGCAGATATGTTCACGAATCCCTCACTCTCCAGCATCTCTACTGCTCGTTGACCAAATGATTCTACCATGTCTGAGTCTGAGAAATACCATTTAAGGAATTTAGACGCAGTTACTGAATTTACTTTTTCGCTCATTGTTTTAGATTTTAGTTGATTCGATTAATGTGTAATAGTTATCATAATACTCGTTGAACAAGTCTTGTGCATCTTCAGTATAGGTTAACACATCTGATTTCACATCCTTGTAAATTGTTATGCTCTCTTCCCAGTTCTCTATTAGTTTAGTATGCGCTAATTCTGAAGCAAGTTCAACGGCATTGATTGTAATCTCGTGTTCATTTTTGATTTCGCCATAGGGAAAATCATTGTGTGAAATATGATTGCAATTTTTACAAAGGTCAGATTCATCCTCGGCATCAAAATCCATTTCACTTGCTGGATAATGTTCGTGACATGAATTGCAGATGTACTTATTCTCTTCGATTTCTTTTTTCATTGTTTTGATTTATTTATTGATTTCTATTAATGTTCCGTCCGCTTGTTCTTCGTAGTAGTAGTCACTATCATCAACATCCCATTCCGAATAGTAGTATTCTTCCAAGGCATATGCCTCATCAAGAATGAATTCATCCGATAGTTCTTTGTATTGGTCAACATTTCTATCTCGTAACCATTTAATCAAGTCAGATTTATTCTCGAAATAAAATTCTCCGTCAAAGCAGCAAAAACCTTCGTTCATTCCTTTACCGGTAGCAGAATCTTTTCTTGCCCATTTAACCGGATACTGCTTCGATTCGATAGCATAGAATACGAGACCTTTTGTATCCCATAGTTCGTCTTCCAAGTGAATCAGAGATTCGCTCTCGTCTTCATATACCTTGTAAACTTCTGCATTTGCTTCAATTAATGCAATTGCTTTCTCTTTGCTTATAACTTCCCAAACAAAACCGTCCTTTGTTGTGTACTTCATAACTTTATTTTTTTAGTGATTTGGATTTAATGCGTTACCTAATATGCTGAAGAGAGATTCTTTCTCGTCTTGGTCAGTTAACTTTAACTTGACGATTCTCTCCACTACGAAACAGTATTCACAATTGTATAGTTCAACATGACCTTGTCTCCAGAGACGGATATCATTCTCGTTAGCTCTCATATAGATTCCATGAGCAAAATATTTGCTTAGAACATCTATGTACAAATGTGTAGTGTTATCCTCCTGCTCACACGATTCGTAGTCAGTAAACTGTCCATCGTGGTCAGTTATTAGATTCATTCTCTCTACCAATTCATCCAGCGATGTGAATTCCTCATTTCGTTTCATATCGTAGGAATGAATATGACTTCCGATTCCTTCGTTGACTTCAGCTAAAGTGATTGTACAATTTTCGCTTACCAGTCTATAAATTTCGTTTTTCTTTTGCATTGTTTCTGATTATTAAATTATTGATTCGATTCTTAAAACTTTGTTTCTTACTTGTGTGATAAATCCTTTTGATGAACATAGAGATTGAATGTCGCTAAATCTTACCTCACTTCCGCAATATTTATATGCTAATCCCATAGGAATGTCACCCCAATTTCCGTATTCATCTTGCATTGTTTTTGCCTTAAGTTTCACTACATCAATAGTTATACGGCTTTCGTAGTGACCAGACAAATTGCTTTCTCTTCTACCTATCAAAATAGAATTGCCTTCGAAGTGACTATTTTCTTTCCCTTGCTTTTGAATTACTGCGTTAGGCAAGTCTTCCTTCAACAAGGAGATGATTCGATAAACTTCTGCTTCGGCTAATTTGTTCCAGTTCTCTCTTGCGATTTTGACATTCTCTGCGAATTCTATCTTCTTTCTATTCAGCATATGCAATTCGTCTGCATTGATTAGGTTAAAAGACTTTGATGTGTTGAACTGCTCGTTCACTTTAGCGAATGAATCTGACATATCCGCAATGATTTGTTGTTGTTGTTTCGTTAACATAACTTTTGATTTATTGATTTGATTTTTTATATGAATTTTCCGTCCCCAAGATCGTTGAATGTCTCTCCTTCCCGAAAGGACAACAAAGAGCAATCTTGGTAGTGATTCTGAATATCCCATTCTCCGTCAACTTCGACATCAGTATCTACTGAGAATGTCTGACAATCGAATTCGGCAATCTCTCTCATCTGACCATATCGAAATGACTCGTCTTTGGAATAGTATCCGTCAATCCAAATCGTGACGAATGTTTTGTCATCCATGACGAATTCTCTATCTATCTCAATAAAACCAGTATCCTTGTCATTTAAGTAATCATTCAACATGATTTGAATGCGAGAGATTTCATTCTCGCTTAGTGTGATGTTCTTCATATTATTCGTAGCAGTTAATTTTACCATTCTCTCCGATTGTGTAAATAGATTTCAGATAAGCAGTCAGTCTATCAATGTCTTCGTGCGGAAGATGTTTGATGAATCCGTCAATCTGAAGGTCAGCAACATATTCCGTATCACATTCCCATATCACATCGTCAACACAATTCTCCAAGTGACATCGATATTCTCCTCTTTCGTTTAAATCAACCACTAAAGTGAACTGGTTATAGTCTAAAGAAGTACTATCATCGTCCTCATTCCATTCGTGCAGTTCGTCCTCGTGAACAAGCCAAAGGTCACCGTCTTCTGTTTGCGTCAGATGAAATATCTCTTTTGTGGATTTGTTTTGAATCTCAGTAAAGGAAGATAGGATGTCATTCCAGTTATCCCAATAGAATTCATTGTCACTTCCTTGAATCAATTCGTTTAACATCTCTCTGATTAAATAGTATGAGCGATTGCTATTTTGTATCGCTGGTGAATCCGTAATGAATTCATATGAGCAGTTAGAATGCAACATCTCTTCGGCAAAGAATTGTGGGATGTATGTTCCCATTGCTCCGTTGAAAAGTAGTATGGATTTTTGTAGTGATAATTCGTTTCTCATTGTCTTAAAGTTTTGATTTATTTTGATTTGATTTTTGAAATAATTTCTACTGCTTTATCGTGACGATTCTCTTTTGCTTGAGCAGTATAAACTTGAAGTGAAGAGAAGTCTTCAGAATTGTCCAATACACATTCGTCGTGTGATGTCAAGTAGTAAGCAATAAGGATTTCTGCTTCGCTTACTGGATAAACTTGCGTCCTACGATTAATCCATTCGAAAGGCAAGTCTAATCCTCTCTCAGTAAATTCTGATGGATACATCCAATCGTTTAAGTCTTTCAGATTCCTCTTGATTGATTGCTTACTGATTCCAAGGTCATCATATAAATGCACCATCTTTTCTTCCTTAACAATTTCCTCCTCTTTAACAATCTCCTCCTCAACAATCTCTTCCGCTGGAATTGGTATAGGTAGATAACATTCCTCTTCAAAATTGTTCCAAGATGGATTGAAATTCGCCCATAGAAATCCGTTGATGTCTTCACATTGGTGATTCCACATTATATCCGAATTCCATTTCAGTAATGCAATGTATTCCTCACTTACTTCCGTCTCGAATTGAATGTCCATAGGACAATCGTCTATGTGATAACAAAAGTCAGATTCACCTAACCAGTTAAGGTAGTTAACGATGTCTTGCGCTGACGCGTTTCGATTTAGCATTGGGATTCTTGAATTGTTCATTGTCTTATTATTATTAGAAATTGGTTTTGAGTTTAGCGTTAAGAGAATCGAATGTCTCGTTGATTTCATCTATCTCTTTCAGATAGTGATTGGTTAATATCTCTGCAAATGGATTAGGGAATTCATCCGAATCTCTCTTCGCTTTACGCATTTCTGCACATAAGTTATTTCTCAATCTTACTGCATAGGAAGTTAGCATAATGAATTGCTCTTCAGTTAGTGTGTATTTCTTCGGCATTGTCTTAAATTTATTAATCGTTTAGTGTTAGTTCAATTTGGTAGAAATCGCTCTCTCTATCTTCTGACAATTCCTCATATTGATAGACATCACCATAGTCTTTTAATCGATTCCCGATTTGCCAGTCTTGATTCGAATCGGATGTAGTCACGATAAGTTTTCCTCTACGGATATCGCAAGTGACATCATCGTATTCAGATAGTATTTCCTCTTGTAATCTTTTGAGCAATCTATCTGATTTCATCTGCTCTCTGATTCTCTTAGATTCTCTCTCGTTTAACACATCTATAGAGAGGTCAATCTCTTCGTGAATCATCTTGAATAGATTCTCATCCTCAGATATGACATGGATGTATTTCTTCAAGGTCCTCCGAATAGCACAAAGGCAATCCAGTCTTTCTTGCAAGATGTATTCAGACATCTGCGATAATTGTTTCTTAGTTTTGTTCATCTCGTTTATTTTTTATAGTCAGTAAAGATTAATTCAGCAATCTCATCGAAGTTTATCTCACTGGATGCAGAGAGAAGTAATTCAACAAAGACATTCGGCAATTCTCTCTCAGTAATCTCTTCCTCGAATTCATTCTCAAGATGTATAGCGAATTCCTTTACTGTCATCGAATTAATCTCTCTCTCATATGTCGAAGAGATATCTGAATAGTTATGTAGGTTATGCATATAACACCAAGTCTCGTAGTTCGTAAATCCTTTGTAAGTATTCATTGTCTTATTATTTATTAAGTGATTGATTTAAAATTTCGTTTATCTCGTCTTGGACTTCGAATTCAGTCTCATCGTCTGAATCTATGCAGTTCGGCACAAATCCTAATTCAACAAGTCTATCAGTTATGCGAATCGCAATGTCTCTGATTCCGTCTTCAGTATTCAACTGATTGTAGTCTTTCCCAAGATGAACTTCTTTCAAGAAAATTGAAATGTTATCCAGTAGAGCAGTCAATGTCTTTCCCTCAATTAATGACTTCTTATAGTTTACACTAACTGCGTAATAACTCTTTCTACCTTTCTGAACTTGGAATCCAAGACCTTGAATTATTTCTAATGTGTTCTTCATATTATTTACTGGTTATTAGTTTTGAACTGCTCTTAAAACTTCCGCTAGTGATTCATACAGAAAGTGACCGTTGTATTCCTTGAATCCGAATCGATTTGTCTCTATCTCTGCGTCTGTTAATTCGATTGTCTCGTAATATCCATTTCTTTGTCCATAGGAATCAGTCAAAGCAATGAAGTAAGTTCTTTTGCTCATATTAATCAGAACATCAGACATAAGATGATTAATTAAGTGATGTAAATCCTCTTTTGTGTATGTCTCAATATGCGATTTCTGAATTTCCGCTTTTGTAGATTTCCATAGTTTACTAACTACTTTCTCTAATCTCTCTTGTGTTTCTTGATTCATCTTGTTTACTAGTATTAAGTGATTATTTGATTTGACCATATTTGTTGATTACTTCCAGGGCAGTATTAAGAGATTCTCTGCTCATATCGTTATGGCCGAAATCCTCTCCTTTATAAGATACACCAAAGTAAATCCTTGATTTGAAATCATCTCCTCCAATAGATATAACTCTTCTATATGCAGTTAATGTAACTTCATATCCTTTTGAAGTCTTAGTGACAAAAGATTTCTCGATTGTTGTTGTAGCTCTTGACTTTGTGATTGTAGTCTTCATCTTGCGTAAGGTATTAAGTGATTATTTTTTAAATGTTGAAACGATTACTTCTCCTAGAAGAAAAGCTAGAATAAAAGCGGATGCACTAAGAGATATCAATCCCAGGAAGATAAATCCTCTATTGCTCATATCCTCTCCAAGATTTATAAGTAGAAGAGATAGAACAAAGCAGATAGTAGTTAGTAAGGCAATTGTGATGTTAGCTTTTTTCATAGCGTTTGTTTTTATGTTTTGTTTGTGTGTTTATCGAATGCAATACTACATCCCTTTTGTTATTCAATAATCACATAATTGCAACAAATTTCAACATTCTTGGAATCCTAACGTAAAACGCTGGAAATGTGCATTTTAACCACAAAAAAAAGTGTACATTTTAACTGTTTTTGTGTATCAGCAACGAAAATGAGCTATAATGAAAGGCATAAATGTGGGCTAGGATGCACCATAAATCCTCCGCGTTTGTGCATGGAATTTTCCTTAATCGTTTGTTGTGGTGAATATGCCTATATGAAATGTTGTGGTTGCTTCGACATTGACCTTTGTGGAGTTACGAACAATGTTATGAACAATGAATGCCTTAGTGAATCCATAGTGAATAGGCAATAGGATTGAGGAATAGTTACGAACAAAGTTATTCACATATAATATTACGGCATTACTGGATGACCTTGTGCGATTCGTGACCGCAATAGAGCAATGATATAGTGTTGTTGATGCTACACCATTGCGATTCGATTTGCTTCGCTTATTACCTTGTGTTTGGAAGCGAGACGAGGACACGATGCAAGGTTGAGCAGAGCCTGATCGTTTGGGATTCGTTGGGGGGTGGGTTCGCAAGACCGGATCTCCCTGGCGGACCGGTAGTGGGATGATGCGATGGAAACCCCCTTCCTCTAACATCTCGCTATTTTCCCCTTTTGGATTGGGTGTTGTTGATCCCCGATCCCCTTTTTGTGGTATGTAAATATTATAAAGATTATAAATATGCATAGCGAAATGCGGTTTGTTCTACGGTGAGTATCCCGATTCTATTGGGTTTGTAATTTTTGTAATGGGGGGGGGTGGTATCGTAAAATGCGTTTCTTGCATAATGCTGATCCTGTTTTGGGACATGGGTCAAAAAAAATTTTTGGAGAGTTGGGTAGTGGTACTAACCAATTGAAAATAAAAAAAGCCTCTTGCGAGGCTTATTCATTGCGAAGTATTTTGTCTTATCCTTTTTTAACTTTACCGCTTCTTTTGAATTTAGTAGTAACACCTTGAGCGTTAGTTTCTTTTTTCAAAGCCTGTGGATTGCCTACTACACGAGGTCTGTAAACTTGACTTTCCCCTGTTGATGGGTCTACAAATGATTTTACATTTCCTGATCTACGAACATTGGTAACAAGCCCTGTGCTAGGATTAGTAACTTGCTTTGTTTTTCCTGATGCGTATTTTTTTACATTTGTAGGTGTATAAGGTTTTCTGTTTTCAGATATTTTCTGATCTATTTTGCTTCCTCCTACTCTTGATCCTTCCGCTGCTGCCTTTTTAATCTTGTTGACACGCATTTTACCTGCTACAGATCCTGCGTCTTTGTAAGAGGTTTTAGAACTAATTGTCCCACCGCTTTTGGAGGTTACTGTTCTTGTCTTTGCTAGAGAGCCATCGCTCATTGCCTTTCTTTGAACTGTGACATTTCTGCCCAATAGATTCTTTTTGATTTTATCAGCCATGACTGTTTTGTTTTTTATTATTAATAATACACAAATATACAAACCTTGCTTTACCGAGCAAAAAAAAATTCAGTTGGTTACATCTACTAACCATCTTGTCGGTGTCAACAAAAAGGTGGTAATTCGGAGGATTTCCGATTTAGTGTAGATTATTTTCCACTAAAGGGCTTATTCTGGGGATTATTTTCCACTATGGCTTGTCACAATTTTCAAAATTATTGTGACTAGAGGTCAACCTATATTCTTACTCGAATCGGGATTTGTCAAACTATCCCTTGACGATCTCCTTGAGTTGAGAGAGAATGTCTGTCTGTGTCTTTCCCCAGAACATATCGCAGGCTACCCGGTCAAATTCTATTGTTACCTTGCTCATAGCTCCTCTATTTCTCCTTCTTATTCATTTGAGAGAGTACCCACGTCAAGACCTCTAACTTCAGTTCATCGGAGAGATCCTCGCTAAAGGTCTTGCGGAGCATTTTCTCATACACCAGTTGCTTCACTATCTTCATTGGATGCCCCTATTTGTAAAGCGTTCAAAAATGCAACAGACTCTTGTTGGAACTCAGGGTCATTTCTCATTGAGTTGAGAGCATCGTTTGCTACAGAGGTTAGGTCCTTAGTTAGTCCCTCAAAAGACTCGAGAATTTCTTCGTTACTCAACTCCATGTTAAGTGCCAACAACTCGGTTAATAGTTTATGGCATGAGAGAGCAAACTCCTGTACTGTCTCGTTTGTTACTTTTAATCTTTGCATTTTGTGTATTATTTTTCACAAATATACAAAAGTCATTGAAACAACAATTAATAAGTTTTTAACAATAGAGATTATAAATTGGGAGGAAGTTTATACTCCTCACCGCTTTTTTTTGCAGACTTGTAGTCTTTGATGATATCACACAACTTTATCTTCTTACCAACCTCGGGACATCCAAGTTGGTGAGCGTTGTAGTACCCACAGACAGGGCATTTATATTTTGGCTTTTTCATGATCCGCAGTATAAGCACTCCTCATCATCGTCTGCGATAGAGGTTGCCTCTTTATGTATTTTGATTGCTTCCATTTCTACTTGAGCGTCTGTCCAATCTGGGTGGAACACTCTTATCTGTGACTTGAGGAATAGTAAATCGTTCATGATTATAAATTTTGGTTGCACAAATATACAGAGAGAAACATATTTCTATATCTTTGTTTTCGATAAAAAAATCACTATGGCAAAGGTTCAGTCTACAAGCGCATTTAAGAAGAAACCAAAGGTTAAGAGACCAGGTGTTATTGCTAAGACAAAGTGTTCTTGCTCTAAGACATCTAAAAATTATGTTAAACGAAATATCGGACAAGGATGATGAAAAAACAGATGCTTAAAAGAAAGGATGGTAGCGTGTCTCCAAGAGGACTTTGGGACAACATTCGTGCGAACAAAGGATCAGGCAAGAAGCCTACTGCCGCTATGTTAAAACAGGAGAAGGTTATTAAGTCTCAAACCAAAAAGAAAAAGTAATGGCAAGAGCTAAATTTACATCAGGTAATGAAAGTCATGTAGTCTATAAAAAGACCACCAAGAGGGGGGAAGGAAAAGTTGGCGATATTATGGTTAACCATCCTACAAAAAATAAGGGGGTTTACGATACAATTAGTCTTACAAGAACTGCAAAAGTCAGAACTGTTAAGCAGGGAGTAGCAGCGGAAAAAAAGTGGCATAAACAAAATCCTAATCCTAAAAACAATGGCAAAAAGTCAAGCTTGGCAAAGAAAAGAGGGTAAGGACCCAAAGGGTGGCCTCAATAAAAAAGGTGTTGCTTCTTATAGAAAGGCTAACCCAGGATCAAAGTTGCAGACTGCTGTTACTACTAAACCATCCAAACTAAAGCCAGGTAGTAAAGATGCCAATAGACGTAAATCTTTTTGCGCTAGAATGTCGGGTATGCCCGGTCCAATGAAGGACGAAAAAGGAAGGCCAACAAGGAAGGCATTATCTCTAAAAAAGTGGAACTGTTAATAAAAAAATAGTATATTTGTATAAATAATTAAAGCAATGGGTACAAACGAATTAGATCAAACATATATTAGAATAAATAACGGAACAGGTTCTTTAACAGCGCAAGTTGGGAAATTAAAGTTAGTTGGTTCTGCTCAAATTTTTCATACAACAGGAGCAATTAGTGGTGGATCACCTACTCAGGCTGAGATGCTTTCTGCTAACAATTCTCTTAATACACAGTGTGAACTTTACGTTACATCAACAGACCCTAGACAATTTGATGCAACAGATTACATGACCACAACTCGATATATCGTTTATAAAGAAGATAGAGACCCAGTTGGATTAGGAGCTACAGCTATTCGTCTTAGCGCAACTATACTGATATACGAAATAGTAAAAGCAACAGGCAACGTAAGATTACAATAATAAAAAAAAATAAAATGAAACAACCATTAGTAAAGACACGCAAGAACCTTTTAGGTCGTGATGTTAAAATTACTCGTTCAGGTAATGAGAAAACTCGTGAAGTCACTGGAAATCGCGTAGCAAAAACTACAGTGTCTAAAAATTTAAAGACTGGAGGTAAGAAAATTACTTCAAGTAAAATGGTAATTTCTCCAAGAGAGCAGATGGTTGATGTTATCAACAAGACTAAATATACAGGTGCGGCAGGTAGAAAGCGTATGCTTGATGTAAATCCTGAGACAAGTAGAAAAAAGACTACTTCTAAAGCTTTTGGTGTAGACCCTAAGAAAGCAAAAGAAACTAAAAACAAACTTTCAGTTAGAGAGAGTGCGAAGAAAATGTACAAAGGAACTAACCAACCTAAGAGGTTTTAATAATGGCTAAAATGTACACCACCGCTAAGACCAATCCTATTACAGGGATGGTTACAGATAATAATCCTAAAAAAGAGGCTCGTCAAGAAAAAAGACAGGTTCGAAGAGAGGAAAGAGCTTTGAACAAAAGTCTTAACGAGGGTATTAAAAAACAAGGTCGAGGATTAAAGCAATACTACAAAGGCGTTCCTGTAGAGAAAACCACATCTACTCCAAAAACAAAAGATTGGAGAGATAAGGCTAAACCAGATAAAGGTGGTAAAAAAGGTTTTGTTGTGAGAGGAGGTAAAGGCGGTAGGGTAAATTACAACAAGATGGATGAGTCTTGCCAGAAGCCTAAATAGAATCTCTGTTCATAAAGATAGACTTTATTGCATCGTAAGATAATTTGAATAGGCGTGGGTTTCCCATGCCTATTTCTATTATAGCATACTCTGGAACCAATTCGTCAACCTGCCGTATCGACATAACATCTCGAATGTCGAACATAGTTCTTACCAGTTGTTCTGTCATGGTTAGGTCGAAGAAGCCCACATCCCCACTATTGGTTAGGACCTCCAAAGCCTCAATGTAATAGCCTTTAATCAACATTTGGTCTTAGGATATGTCGGATTAATCTTCGTAGGTTCTTTGCGTCTCTATAAGAGAGGGGAATCAATTGTCTTCCCTTAGCATCGCTTATAGCGAAGTCTACCCCTGCGCCATTGGCCCATTCTGTTACCTCAAGTAACTTCCCTTCTTCCTGATCATGGAAGAATGTCTTCTTAATTTTTTTTGTGTACATTTTCTTTAAATCTTAATAGTTGATGTTGGTCAAGGACATACGAGTCTCCTGTTCCGAGGTTGCGGACATTCTCATCTTTTTTCACATCCTCTGATCGAGAATATCCAGCAAATCGAATTGTGTAGTCATCCTCTACAATGGCGAGGACATACATATCCATCGGCTGAGAGTTTAACTTGACAATCATACGGCCTTGAGGAAGGCGAGTGCTTTTGATGTCAATCGTCAAATTCTTGTATACGCAGTCTGGCTGACCTGCTGTATCGTCTCCAAAAGATAAACTGAAATGGATGTTGTGCCACTTACAGAAGGCGTACTCCGAAAGGCATCCGTCAAAGTCTATCTCGTACCCCGACTTATCGGACGCAAACTTCTGGTCCACGACATTCTTCTTTCTGCTGACGAACGCTCTTGTGGAGGCGAGTGTTCTGAGGAAGTGTACTTCCGACTCGTTTAGTTTAATCGTCATGATTGAAATCCTGTTTCATTGTCATTACCTCCAAAGTAGGAGAGGATTACTATTACTGCTGTTATGATTACAGCCGCCATTAGAAATTTATTCATAGTGTTTATTTTTTATAGTCCGCAATATCCAGAGTCGCAGTCGTTGAAGTCCTCGTCAAAGAGATCTAACTGCACCTTGTAGTTCTTTATCTTTTCGTATGTGATTCCGTTCTTAAACGTGCAGTTGTTTTCCTGCTCCATTCTCATGAACCAATCAAACTGCTTCTCATTCCTCTTACTCATGTGGTTGAGGAATATCTCGTTTCGATGGAAACAACCTACGCAATTGTTCTTATAAGCAAAACGAACAGGCTTGTCCTTCCAGTAAGTCTCTACAGCATCCTTGAATATTCCGTCTTCGATCAGGGGGAAGGACACACTTCGATATGGCAATGTCTTCCACTTCTTCCTTCCGTTCTTTTCGCCTACCTTAAACTTAAACATTTCTATTCCGTTTTCAGCTTTGTTTAACATAGTTCTTGCACGATTCATCTCATTTGCTCTGAATCCAATTCGCATATCTACAGGAAGTTCTGTGTTCTCATAACACCATTGGGCAATAGGCTCAACTTTCATTTTAGAGGTGCAGAACCTTCTCGTTACATTTGGCAAGTAACCCCCAGCAACTTTGATTACCTTCTCAAAGGTTGTATCACTTAGCCATATGATTTCTTGCCCGAGGTATTGCTCAAGGTCCAACATTGTGTACACAATTGTATCCTCCTCAAGGGTTCCAATGAATTCCTTTCCAATCTTATCGGAAACAATCTGTCTCACTTTTTCGTCTGGGAAGATAACTCGTTTATCGTCTGTACGCACGAGAGAGAAGACATTGTAGTCGGCAGGGTAGTGAACCGCTAAATACGAAGATGTCTTCCCTCCGCTTAAACTATTAACTGTCTTCATTCAGGATCTGTTGTTGTGCCTATAGTTATCGGGTCTACCCAAACGGTATCCTCCGGTATCTTAACAACTTTAAACATTTGGTAGTCTTCTTTCTTTAGTGGATGGTAGGTGCTTATGTCGCAACCTAACGCTAGGCAAGTTATTACAACCGCTAATAAGAATATAAATAATTTTCTACTTTTTGTTGACATGGTTGTGTTGATTTTTTTAATCGATTGATTTAACAAATTCAATAACTTCTTCATAATTGCCTGGTTCAATATAGATTGGAGTTCCTTCCCCTACATAAGCGCAATAAACATTGTATTCTAAATATTCAACTGCGTCTTCAATTGTCATGTCTTCATTTTCAGTTAAAATATCTAGCATTATTTTTTTATCGTAAACTACTCTTGGTATATCGCCTTCCCATTGAAATCCTATAACAGCCTTTTCAAAACCATCGGCAAACATTGTTTTATCTGAATTTTCCATGTGATTACTTATTCTTTATTTTTTCGATTGCACTTTTTAAATACACAGCCATATCAAGGCACTCCTCGTATGCTTCCTGTAGCCACATTAGGTGGTCGTAGTCAGTTCGGTCAACTGTTGTTCCGTACTGCAAGAAACCTTTCTTCTCTCTCTTTTTAAGGTCCTCAATTAACTTAGTTAGAGTCTTAGAGTCCTTGATTTCGTAGAGAGGTTCTATGTTGTGGGTACTATTCTGCTCCATAAGTCTCGTAGTGTTTACGGATAATGTTCTCAACGAACTTTTGTTTTGTTTCACTCCAATCACTTGTATCTGACTCGTCTTTTGATAGTTGAGCAGACACTCCGTAAATTGTTCCTTCCGCAGTTACAGATTTAGCTAGAGTGTATTCATACTTCATGTCTAAAGTAATTTCTCCTTTAAAGTAATACTCTGTCTTGTGTGGCTTTTGAATTGTGATCTCCATTGTGTTTTTAGTGTTGAATGTTTAATTTAAAATATAACTCTCTGTATGCTTGTCTAGGTTGTGGGTATCCAAGTTCCTCCATCCTCTCAACGAAGTATTGGATAACCATCCTGTCTTTCCAAGATGTCTCCATCGTATTTTCAAACATCTTAATACCATGCAAAATAGTACCATGTGTTTTATGTTCAAACTCGTTACCAATACCCTCTAATGTTACAGGTAGTGTTTTATACATTATCCAATACACCAATTGCCTATAAAGAATATTTTCTCTCTTTCTGTTCTTCTCTCCTGTAGCGTTATAAACTTTTAAGGCAATATCTTTTACGAGGTCAATGTAGTTCCTCATGTTAGTGCCGATAGCAACATTGTGAATCACATGGCTAAATTTATCAGCCTCTTCTTTTAGGTGAGGGACGTAAAGGATTAAATCACTAATAAATCTTTCCTTACGATCATTTGGCACATACTCTAGGATGTCTCCAAAATGAATCTTCTTTTCCGCTTGAACTTCCATTTTTGTTTTTGTTATTGTTTTAGGTTATTAAAAATTTCTTGAACTTGTTCTAATGTGTGTTGTTGGATAAAGTCCCAGTAGACGAACTTATACAGATTTTGAAAATATTTGCGTTTGTAATTTTCAGAGTTGATCGGCTTGTCGAGGCCAAGTTCTTTACAAGTCCTCTTACTCGCTTTAGTTTTAATTTCATCCTTTACTTCTTTAGATATAATGTTATTGTTTCGCAAATATCGAACATTCTTTTCACAAAATCCAAATAAAACTTCGACTATTTCAACATATTTTTTATCAACACAGATATAAACAGCCTCAATGTTTTCGTAAAACGCTTCTTTTGAACCAATTAACTCACCATCTTTTAATTTAGTAATTGCTAATTGTCGAAGGCCATACTGAAAAGAAGGATCAGAATGGTATGTCTTCGTCTTCATATTCATGCTGTCTTGTTTCGTACTCGTCTAATAGTATTCCGTTACTATCATCTCCAATCTCTGAAAACCTTTTTGTTTTTACATCGTACACAAAAGGAACTTCTCCAACCCTTCCTATGAAGGACCAACGAATCTTTTGGATGTTGATCAGGGTTTGCCCAGAAACATAGTCTCGGTAAGCAACAAATCCGTTATCACACTTGTTGAAGAAGTGAGCAGATCCGGCTATATCATAAAGAGTAGGCATTACATAAACTCCGTTCTCTTTCCTGATCTTTGTTGGGTGAGCAATAACAAATACATGGACTCCGTAACGATCCTTAAATCTTTTAACCTTTGTGAGTGCCTCTGATATGTATTGCGTCTCACTCATTCCCTTTGGAACCTGGTGTTCAACATAGTTCCAAGGATCTATCACAAGGCAATTGATTCCACTCCTCTTTACAAGTTCAGCGGCCTTGTCTAGGATACCGTCAATGGTCACGTCCATCTCATCAATCTTCATGAAGTAGAAGAACTCCTCTACAAAATCACGAGCCTTGTCAACTTCCTCTTGGCTCATCTTTGCTGTCGGCACAAAAGAGAAGAAAGGCTTCCCAATAAATATTTCAGCAAGTTCAGAAAAAAGTATCTCTGTGGGTTGCTTTTCTGGGGAAAACATTGCTATCTTCCACGAATGTTTCGCAGACAATCTGACAAGTAAATTGTTCAGAAAAGTTGACTTTCCTGCGTTGGGTGTTCCTGTAATAATGGTGAACTCTGAGCCTCGAAACGAGATATGTTCATCAAACTGATTAAACCCTGCTTTCAGCCCATGAGGAAACCCATTAAGATATATGTCCGTTATTTTTTCCTTTACGTCATTTACCTTCTCAATGCCTTCTATTGGAATTTGGTAGGCTTCGGCCACAACCTTCTGAAGAAGCTCTACTCCGTAATTAACTAGGATCTCATTAGCGTCCTTACATCCATCGGGGATGTTGACATACCAAATCTTTTCTCGACCAAGTCTTCGGGTTAACTCCTCACGAAGAGAGAGTCCTGCTGAGTCGTTGTCGGTAAAAATGATTACCTTCTCCTTGTCCGCAAATGCGTCAATACAATTGTCAAGATACTTGAGGTTTTGATTTCCTTTTGTTGCTCCATTAGGAACGCTTACAACAGGGTAAATTTGAGACTCCTCCAAAGATAGAGCGTCCATTTCACCTTCAACGATTACACACCAATCATAGCCCTCTATGGAGTTCAGATTGTATAGAATCAACTCGGCATCCTTAACCATCCGAAAATTCTTTGCTGCATCACGATACTTGATGTTAACCAAATCGTTTCCTCTGAAGTAGTTGAAGCAGATAGCATTTCTGTTCTCACCTGCTTGTGGGAAGTAACACTCCTCTTCGGTAACCTTGAGTTTCAATAAAGTGTTGTTGGATATTCCTCTCTTCTCAAACCATGAGAGGACCTTGTCGCTCACCTTCTGAAGTTTTGATACTGGAACAAAGTACTCAACCTTTCGGTCCGACTTGTTCACGCTCTTACCCATGAAGGATTCGCAGTTTGGGTAGTGGCACTTATACACTCCTAACTCGACATTCACCGAAAGACTCTTGTCCTTCTTGTTACTTCTCGTGTCTTTGCAGAACGGACAGTTTACTTTTTGTTGTGCCGAGGTATCCTTGCAGACAATTCCAAGGGCAGATAATTTTTGGTAGTTGCTCATATTTTATTGAAAAA